GTTTTCCAAAAAGCTCCTGTTGCCTCGCCTGAGCAACAGCCTGCTGCTCCATTTCGCGAACGCGATTCTCTTGCCCCTGCTTAAACAAGATTTCGTTTTGCCTGCGAGACTGTTCTGATCCAGCTAATGCGCTCTGTTGCGCCGCAATTCCTGCCCGTGCCTTTTCCATCTCCAAAGGCTGCATCTCCTTCTGAAAAGCAGCCTGCTGCTGCGCGATTGCCGCCTGATCCTGCATGTTTCGGATCTGCATGATCCCAGACAGACTCTGAAGAAAGTTCTGAGCCGGGGGCTGCGGGATATTAACGGTGTAGTCGTAAGGTCCGGCCATATTAAGTGGTGCGTTTTAGGAATGGAGCCAGTGCAATAGTTTGAGCAGCACCGCCCAAGGCTCCAGTAGTTCCAGCCATGCCTTGTGCATAGGCGTTAGCTGCGCCGATGGTGCCTGCTGCCTGTGCTTGTCCTTGTCCCACTAAAAGATTCCCGATATTGGATGCAGACTGCTGTCCAGCAGCGGCAGTTCCGGCAGCAGCAGCCTGACCAGTGCGAAGCAGATTTTCAGCAGAGGTAGAACCAAGTGTAGTCAAGCCAGCCAACTTGCCATACTGAGACTCGATTAGCTGGTTAAGCAGAGCAGGACGAAACTGAGCCAGTGCAGCCTGTACGTTTCCACCTCGAAGACCACCAGTGGCAGCAGCGTTCTGAAGGATTCCCTGTTCGCCTTGCCGAGCCAGTTCTTGAAACTGTGCGCCCTGTTGGATCTGGTTAATGGCAGCTTGCTGTTCACCTGCTCCACGCAATCCAGCGAGCCCCTGCATGGCCTGAAGCGCACCAGGTCCAGCCTGAATGTAGGGCTGCGTCAGGTCAGGCTTTCCAGCCTCCACATAGGGACGAAGCAGTTCTTGGATTTGCTGAAACTGTGCATTCTGTACTTCAATTGCACTTCCCTGAGCAGCAGCTTGTTGAGCAGCAGCCTGTTTTGATGCGGCTGCGCCTTTTGCTGCTGACATTTGAGAACCAGCAATCCCTGCTACTGCCGCGCCTCCGAGAAGCGCAGTTCCAGCTACACCAAGAGCTGTGCCTGCTCCAACGCCAGCCAGAGCAAGCCCACCTCCAACAAGTCCTCCAATTCCAACAGCAATCGCACTCATTTTGAATCTCCTTCTATTTGATAGCCGTTCATCTTTAAGGCTTGATAGTAGTCTACGGTGATCTCTTCTCCGTTGTCGCCACCAGAACAGCCACGAATGCTTCTGGAAGCCATTGCGTAGATGTCTCCGTTGTCGTTCTTCACAAAGAAGGCGTTGGGAGTTACAGAATGGTTCGTGTACCTGCCGAGAGGAGTCCGTTTGCCATCGAGTCTTGCTGGTCCGATGACCTCAAAGGCAGCAATAGGAAAGGAAGCAAACACGCCTGTGCCGTGGATTGGGCTTGGATGAAGTGTTACCTTAGGCGCTGATCCTGCCGGAAACAACATCTGATCGTCTTCAGAGCACGAGATGGAATTGACAAACTCTTCGTCCATTCCAAAGGCAGAGATGACGGCTTGAAAGTCCTTCCGATCATCCAGCCTCAAGCTCTCTTCGAGCTTAAAGACACGGTCCTTGTGTTCCAGCCATGCGTCACTCTTATCCAGCAGAGCAGCCTCCAACTTCTCAACATCCTTCTCCTCTGTGGCGTAGACGTTTTGCCAAACTGTGTCTTCGATGATGTAGGCCAGTTTTCGCCCAGGGTTAGAGGTCAAAACAGCAGGGGCAGCAAGCTCGACGACCTCTCCACCTTCGTTTAGGAATTTGAGCTTTCCAGCCACCAGAATGTTGGTGTGAGCGTTCCTGTGCCGGTGTCCCAAGATTAGTGATCCAGCAGGCATCCTGACCTCACGGATGTACACTCCTGGTCCAAAGTGATGCAGCACTGGACAGTCAATTTGAGGAAGCTCTAGGAGCTTTGCTTCAACCTGATCAGTGAGATCAACTGGAGCCAGAAGGTTGCAGGTCACTAGGTGATCTCCCTCCCAGAAGCAGTGATAGTGAGCGCAGTAGCAGTCCCTGCCAGAGTTGAAATGAATCCGCCGGCTTCGAGAACCTGACCAACCAGTTCAGGACACAGGTAAGTCTCCCCAGGCACAATCGAGCGAGTCTTAACGATCAGGTTGGAGTTGCCAGCAGAGCCACCAACAATGATCAAGTTGGCAGAGAACGTCACGTTAGCCGTGTTAGTGTTCGTCACCGTGAACTTGTCGATGATCGTCTTGCAGTTCACAGCCGTGTACTGCGCAGTCTGAGTGTTCTCAGCCTGTTTCGGTGGAATGATGTTTTTGACGGTGACTGCCATAATTAAGAGATGTTGTCGGTAACAGTGAGGATCAGCGAAGGAATCGCTGGAACCGGAGGACTTGCTGCCGAGGCAAATATCTGGCAATTCAGGTCATCTGTACTCCAGACAAGCTCGAAGTAGTCTCCAGCGTTTACTGACAGCACAAAGTTCCACGCGGCAACTGTCTCTGCGTCGTTGCCTTGGATCCGGATCTTAGTCGCACTGTCTGGAATGTCAACGCCGTTGATTCTAGCCCAAATAAAGACAGATCCTACACCGCCAGATACTTTGTCGAGTTGGGCTGAAAACTGAAAGTTGTAAAAGCCCTCAGTATCAATGTAGACACGGCTGTTAGGAGTGCCGATGTACACACCATACGAGATGTCTGTCGTGTTCAGCGTCATGGGGTACGCCGTGTTGATGACAGTGGCAGTCTGAAGTTGAGTGCTGTGAAACACTCCGTAGCGTTTACGCCTCACCTCGTTGATAACAGGAGGCAGAATGTCAGGCTGCTGATTCACCACAACGACAGGAGGCGCAATGTCAGTCTCAGGGAATGCAGGGATGCTGTTTGGAGCCAGCGCCAGAAGCTCTACAGCGTCAGCAAGCCTCGATATAGCGGACAGTGCCTGAACAGCCTTAGAATCGGCATTCTGTGCGTTGATTGAGACTTCCTGAACGATCTCAGTGCTGTCGTTCAGACTGGATGGGATAAGCTCGAAAAGCTGCTCAAAAGCCCGGATCGCCCGTTGAGAGGGCAGGAACTGGGCCAGCTCATTACGAGTGATCTTGTACGGTCCCTCGATCATACCGCAAGCGGTTCAATCCTTGCCTCAAGTCTCGCCACAGAAAGCTGTGCGTCACTGGTTCCCCTGAACTTCTGTGCCCTCCACTGCCTCATGCGTCCCTGCTGGAGCCACGAGAGCCTCTTGCCACGTACACCAGTCACGCCGGCCTTACAGACTCGTTCCTGACTCCATGTCAGTCCATCTTCAGTGTGAGAGGTCCAGATGCTTGGGTCAGTGCCAAAGATGGCATTGCCGGTGAGTGCAATCAGTTCCATCTCGTGGAAGATCAGGCCCCGGCTTTCGTTGTACAGGATGATCGTCGCAAACTCCCAGCCGTTGAGGACTCCCCAGTGGGACGAGAGCGAGTCAGACAGGTAGCCAAACGAGACGCTGGAAGGGTCACCAACTACCCACTTGTTGTAAACCCAGACGAGATTCCTTGCCCTGTACTGCGAGTTACCAACAAGACTGCTCGTCAACGTGAACCAGACAGGCATGCCGGCCTTTGTGGTGGCCTCTGCGTCAAACACCAGAGTCCGGTTGGGAAGGTGGATGTAAAGGTGCCTGTAGCCCTTGTCTACCCGGGACTCGACGAGCACGTTGGAGAGTTGCGTCTCAGTGAACTCTTCGAGGATCAAGTCAATCTCCCGAGTGGAGATCTTTTGAGCGTTACTGCCACTAATGAGCCAGACAGCAGGAGCCTCGTTACGTCCTCCACCGATGAATGCGATGGACTCCATGAACAGGCAACAGGCATGTGTTCCGATGGCTCCACGTTGTACCTGGGCTCCTTCCACGCGCTGAAACGGGAACAGTGAGCCGCCCACGTTGTCGAAGACTTCAATGGTGTGCCGGTTCAGTGCGTAGACCTCGTTGCGAACCTTCAGTAGGGCCACAATCGGGTCAGGATCAGCTTCAGCAGAACCGTACTTGAGCGGGTTGACCGAGAAGGGGTCATTGAGTTCCGTGACGATCAAGAACTCCCCGTCGGTGGTCATGAAGTATCCGTCCACCCAGACGACATCGACAACTGTGCCTAGATCAGGGTC